GCTTTTATCAAATATACATTTTTCATATTAAATACTCTTTTACAATTTCCATAGCCTTTTCGGCACCTTCAGCAAAATGAACCTCCCAACCGATTGACCGTAGAAATACGTGCATCTGATTTTGTTCCTGAACGTGCTTATTAGAGCTTAGGCTACCATCTTTTAAGAAAGTCCCTGAATCCTTCCGCTTCATTTCAATACCTAACCCCCGGCCGTGGAAAATCATTATATCAGGCCATCCACGGAAAGGGTCAAGTATCTGAGTTATGTTTTGCATCTGTGGTGATAGTTTCCCTGCAGACTGAATATCAGAACGGAACCTAACTTCTGGATATTGTAGCTTAAGCCATTTACATAAAGTCAGCTGTTCACTCCATTCGGTTTTCTTTAGTGTCGGCTGTATAATCTTACCCCGGCCTCTGGGTGCGGAGTGGAATTGGCTCATTGGGTCTGTGAAGTCTGGTTTCATATTTTAAAATAATTGCTGTTGATTTTTTACAATAGTTAATTGCTTTATGCGCGATCCGTTGCCTACAGAAAAATTACCGGGCTTAATCCTACTCAACAAACCTGCTTTTACCATTCGGCTCAGCACTTCGCCCACATGCTTTGCGCCATTGCAATAGTGATCGTTTATTAATTGCATAGCCTCCCGCTTGGTTATTTTACCATTATGCTGAATACACCAGTTAATTACTATTTTTTGTTTTTCGGTTAGCATAGTCTTTCGATAATTTGTTTATTAGTTATTTACTTCATCCTGCGGTTCTCCGAATAGTTCGGATGGTGTTTGGTTTTTCATATTGTTCTATTGCTTTAAAAATTTCAAATATTACCTGAGGAACGATTGCGTTCCCTCCGGCCTTTATGGATTCGTTTCGCCATTTAGAAAAGGTAATTCCGTCCAGTCTGGAGGAAATCCCATCATTTCCATTACAAACAGGGGATTGAGTTGGGAAGTTTTGCCAGTCTGGTGGAAGTAATCGGGAAGGCTGTTTGTTTCTGAACGCCCTGCTGCCTGTAATGCTTCCGTTGATCTCGCTCCCTTGTAATCCCTGGTTGCCGGGGTCGGTAACAATCCCTCCGTTACCCATTTCGCCACAGTTTCCTCCAGATTCCCCTTGTTTCTGTTCGCAAGGTTTTGACTGTTTAGGTTGCATCCGTTTACTTGGTTTGCTCTGGGGGTTGGGAGTAGCCCGTAAAAATTCATTGCGTCCAGTATGCTGTTCGGCCTGTTCTCCCCGTTCTTTCGGCTCATCATTGTTTCTGCTCCGGCTTCTTTTAAGGCTTGTACTCTCTCCGGGTGTTCCCGCTGGACTGCTGTCGGTGTCGGGAGTAGGCCCGTCATTGCAGCCGCTCCCAAACTCGCTCCAAACTTTGTCCCTGTTGTTTTTGAAGTCCTTACAAATCTGCCGTTCTCCATTGTTGTCGTATTTGCATTTATACCCCTCATACCGTCCCCCGCTGTCGCTGTAGGCAACAAACCAAACCCTGTCCCTTCTATGCGGTGCGTTTTTGGCACAAGCTGGAAGTACATACGGCCAGACTTCGTACCCCTGAGCTTCCAGGTCAGATTGCACTTCATCGAATACCATTCCCCCGTTCCAATTAACAAGGCCGAGAACGTTTTCGCCCACAACCCAACGCGGCTGAATTTCTCTAATTGCTCTAAGCATTTCCGGCCAGAGGTGTCGCTCATCATCTTTACCTTTTCGTTTTCCTGCAAGGCTGTACGGCTGACATGGGAATCCTCCGGTAAGAACGTCAATTGTTCCTCTGTGAATAGTGAAGTCTGTTTTTGTAATGTCTTCATAGCTTTTAGCCTGTGGCCAATAATATTTTAAAACTCTTTGTCCGAAAGTATTCCATTCGCAATGAAATATATTTTCCCATCCCATCCATTCGGCCGCAAGATCTGGGCCGCCAATACCTGAAAATAACGATCCGTGATTCATCCCCTTTTATCTTGTGTTTCCCATTGTTTCTTCATTTCTTTTACCCCCTCTTCAATCTCTGCCCGCTGGTCTGGATACTTTAGCCAAAAGTGCCGCTCTCTTTCTAACATGTAATCCCTGAGCCATTGCGGTTCAGTGTACGGTTTCGGTTTAGCTTTTGGTGCTTTATACTGTTCGGTTGCGTTGCCGTAGCCGTCGGTTTTGATGTGTTTTTTTGGCATAATAAAAGTGTAACCGTAGTGTAACCCTAGTGTAACCCTAAGGTTACACTCAAAACCTTATTTAAACATACCCTAATGCAGTATTTAGGGTAAAAGTGTAACCGGTTACACTTTATTTTATAATTATTTAATTTTTTCATTTGTAAAATATATTTTATTTTAGGGGGGTTACACTGTAACCCGGTTACACTTCGCTATAATTGTTTAATAATCAATCAGTTACACTGTTTTTTAGTGTAACCCCCCGGTTACACTTAGGTTACACTTTTCGAGGTATTTGTATATAGTTTTCCTACTTACTCCTAAAACTTCTGCCAATTCTGTTTTATTAACTTCTGGATCCTGTCTATACAATTCTTGAAACTTTTCAAAGCTTGTTTTGTTAATATTTGCCTTCACGTACCTTTTGATGTCGTTACTTTCGGAGGTTGATATTTTAATTTTTTTAGCCATATTAATGAAATAAGCTGATAGCTTTTCGGCATCTAAAATAGCTCTTTTAGAAATATACCTATAATCTTCAACATCTTGATCGTTATACCAGTTTAAGGTATTCAATAGTAAAGCAAATCGGGGTATGTAAGATTTTTGTTTCGGAAGCATAGACTTCATATATTCATTCTCTTCGTCACTGTTTTGCTGATCGGTAAGGGCATCAAATATTCGTTTCCATTCAATCTTAGCATGAGCAGAAAACCGGGCTATAATCGGCTCAATTTCATCGTCATTATTGTACTTAACCATTTTATTTTTAATGCCTTCGTAAAAGCTAACCATGTAACTAGAATACCATTCAATTACATTTTGATTAAGCTCGTTTTCATTATAATGATCGATCGATAGATCAGGGTAACATAATAGCATCCTATCAATAAATCCGTTGTCTTTATTTTCTTCTGTATAAAAACCATCTAAGACACCGGGTTGTATTCCACCCAAAACAGGAATTAAAGGACTTTCAACAAATGAGCTTTTTGCTGTTTTACGGTTTAATGAAACAGACTTTCCAGACCAAGTACTAAGCCAGAACTCCATATCGGAGCCAGCACGGTATTTGTTCATGTCTTTTAGCCATCCTGCCAATTCATCCTTAAAAACTCCAACCGCATTTTTGTTTTCCTCATGCAAATCGACCAAAGCCTCAAGCGTTATATCATTTGCAATAAACTGAGTTTTTACAGGCTTTTTTATTTCCTCAGTGCTTTCACGTTCCTTTTTATCAAGTGCAGCATAGGCCATGTATTTTTTATCTTCCTTGATGTACTTTTTTATTTCCCTACTATTGGACTTCATTAAAGGAAAGACAATATTAGATATTGAAGGTGTCTTTCCAATCCCGGCCTTGCCTACTACACTAATCCAGACAGCCCCAGCCTCTTGCCATCCGTTTTTAACTTGCACTTTTACTGAGTTACCTATAATTACAGATAGCATCCAAAGCATTGAGCAACCCATATAATCAATCGAGCTGTCAAGTGTTTGCTCACATAATACCATATAGTTCTGGATCTCCTTTGGAAATATATCTATTGGAAATTGCAGATCAGGTATAATAATCTTAGGCTGTATTTCTAGCTCCTTAACCTTTTGTACAATCCGATCTCCAAAGCCCTTTTCGTATAAATCCTTAGCAGATGCCTTAAAATCTCCGTTGTGAAATTTAGTTGTATAGGCAGAATAAGGGCTAATTAGTTTTTCGTTATCGTATATTGTTCCGGTGCTGAATAGAAACATGCAGCCAGAATCTTTGTAAACATAGCCCGAATGAGGTGAGGTTGCTCCGTGTCGTTTAATAATATACTTATCCGATAAATTTCTAACAATCGTAAAATCATCCCCGATAATATCGAATATTGAAGTCTTGTTATTATAATCCTTCCAGGGGGGATTGTCTGATTGCGGTTCAGAAACTTTTACATCTGGTTTAATTTCTTCAATGTAATTATAGAACTTTGAGCATTCAAATAAAACCTTTCTGTCAAACTCAGATATTTCCTGAATTTCACAATACGAGTATTTTGATACTTTATTTTCGTATATAAAAACATAGCCACCGATTCCCCTAGTTTCAATGATCGCTTCTTTGTAATTCTTTAACCTTGCTATTTTTTGATTACCTCCAACGATAGCACACCTATAAATAATATGATAGCCGTTATTAACTGTCTTATAAATTACAAACTTAGAATCAAATTCATCAATATTATCCTTTAAAAAAGATACATATTCATTCCAAAAGTCTTGCTGTTCTTTTAGCGAAGGGAGTATTTTCAGATCAATATCAAAAACCTCAATGCCGGTAAATCCCGTAATTATACCAATGCCTGAGGTGGCCGGGATTTCGGTTTGATCTTTGCGAAATATACCACCGGGGTATAAATAATCCTTCTCAAACGATTCCTTGCTATGGGCTTCGGTCTGAAGCTTCTTCCACGGAAAATTTGGTATCTTATTATTCCCGATAGTAACTAAGGATAGTCCACTATCAAGCATTTTTTTACACTTGCCTAAGTCTGTTTTTTCAGCCATAGCTAGTGTTTTTTAATATGCTCTAAAATAGCTGTTTTTAAATTAGCCTTAATATCACATCCTGAAAGCCAGATTAGATAACGTATATCGTCTGGAGCTGTAAGGGTAGATAATT